TTCGTTATGCTGCTGGTTCATTTACTTTAGCTCAAATACTTGCTGCTTATACTACGCCATTAACTATCATACCAGCTCCTGGAGCTGGTTTTATGGTTGTTATACAGCAATTTGTATTAGAACTAGTTTATGGTTCAGCAGGATATGCAGGTGGTGGGGCAGCATATTTGCAATATGGATCTACTGCTCATGGCACCAACTATGCAACTCCAGTTGCTGGTATTCCAGCTGCTGTATTCACTGGACTTTCTGCAAGCCTTGCAATACAGGCTCTAGGAAACATTAATACAACAAGTGGTTTAGTTACTTCTGTTGCTGCAAATGCTCCTATAAGCTATACCAATGCGACTGCTGTGTTTACTTCAGGTTCTGGTGGTACAGCAAACTGGTATGTGTATTATTCCATAGTTCCTACAACCTAATAATTCTAACCCGCTCTATACAAATAGAGCGGGTTTTACTTTGAATTTGTTTGATGTATACTGATTTAGTAAAGGTTAACCAAAAAACGTAGACTCGTGACGAATAGCGAGGCATTTAACCGTGATGGGGTTAATAATCCGAGACTCATGCGAACGTGAGGCGTTTACCGTAGCGGGGCTTAATAGCTGAAGAGGTGTTTAGATGGAAGGTGAGGTTTTAGGTCAAAGCGTAGAACAATCTGCGCCAGTTAGTGCTCCTGTTGAGTCTACACAACAAACAGAGCGCACTTTTAGGCAATCAGAAGTTAATGATCTGATTAAACGTGTAAAGCATGAGGAATCACAAAAGAGAGAAAGACTCTATAATGAACAGCCTCAATATGCCGCTGAAAAGTATGGCTCACAACCTGCTCAACAGAATACGCATGAATCAGACATTCGACGAATGGCATCCGAGGAAGCACAACGATTACGTGACCAATGGGTCAATGAGGCGCAGAGTAAGTCTGAACAAGACAACGCCCAACGAATCGTTAAATCTTTCTGGGATAAAATAGCTACTGGTAAAGAGAAGTATGACGACTTTGAAAAAGTTACTGGTGATATTGAGCTTTCAAGATTTCCCAATGTGGTTCAGCTTTTAGCGGAGCACATTGATAACTCTTCTGAAGTATTGTATGAGTTAGGCAAGGATAGATTGAAGCTAGCACAGTTAGAACAATTGTCTTATATGAGCCCAAGAGATGCCATGGTGCAAGCCAAGCGTTTAGCGGATAGCATAAAAGATAATGAATCTTCTGGAAGAACCAGAATCCCTAACGCACCATTAAGTCAACAACGCCCTTCTAACGTCGGAACGGAATCAGGTAGCGCGTTGTCTATGCGAGATTTAAAGGCTAAATATAAAGGATAAGCCTTCCTGTATTCCGAACTATTTTTCACTTAGTTTGGAGCACAATCATGGCAGTTTTCCCAACAAATATTTTACAACAGGTTCAAACCTACCAAAGATCAGGTCTTGCTTTATTGCAAAACTTATGCTGTCATATTAGTACGGCTAATACTAAATTTAAAGAATTCGACAAAATTCAAGCAAACTTAGGTTCTACAGTAACCTTTGATTTGCCTCCACGTGCTGTTACTACACAAGGTTTGGTTGCATCATTTCAAGCCGCTGATCAACGTGTATTGCAATTGGTTGCTGACCAAGCAAATAACAGTTCATTCGCTGTAACCTCACAACAACGCATATTCAACTTAGAGAAAGGCGAAGAAGACTACATGCGAGTTTTCGGCAAGTCATTCATTGCAGAGTTGGCTACACAAGTTGAAGGGAACGTTGCTCTTAACTGGGCTTCGGCTGTGCAATCACAATTGCCTGGTGGAACATTAAATACATTCTCAGGGCCATATCGATTCTTCGGTAATGGCGCAACTGCATTGACCTCGTATCAACAATTGGCTCAAGCAATCATGTTCTTCAAGAACTATGGTTCTGTAGCTGAAGGCATTAAAGTTTATTTGCCTGATACCGTGGTTCCTGCAATTGTTGGTAACGGTTTGAACCAGTTTGTTCCGCATCGTAACGATGATATCGCTATGAGTTGGGAAATTGGAGACTTTGGTACACCGTTAGTTAAATACTACCAATCAAACTTGATGCCAATTCATGTTTCTGGAAACTCTGGCGTTAATGCTCAAACACTTACTGTTGTAAGTGTTAACGATCCATCAGGTCAAAACGTAACCCAAATAACCTGTTCTGGCGCTGGTACTAGTGATGCAAATTCAGTATTCTCTGGTGATTTATTCCAATTTGCTGATGGAGTTTCTGGACAACCAAATATGCGTTATTTGACGTTCATTGGTCACTTCCCAAGTGCAAACCCTGTACAAGTTAGAGCAACAGCTAATGCAGCCTCAAACTCCTCAGGTAATGTGACATTGACCATTACTCCTGCACTTAACTGGGCTGGTGGTAATAGTCAAAACTTGAACAATCCAATTGCTGCTGGTATGCAATTATTGACTTTCCCAAGTCATCGTTGCGGCGGTATTTTGGGCGGCGAAGCATTCTATCTTGCAATGCCTCAATTACCTGAACAATCACCGTATGACACTGCTGCTGAGTACGATGAGGACACTGGATGTTCATTGCGATTAACGTATGGTTCTTTATTCGGACAAAACCAAACCGGTATGATTTATGATGAAGTACATGGTTCAGTTATGGTTCCTGAGTACACCATGCGCTATATGATCCCATTGTCACAAGGTTAATATAGGCGTCGGGGAAACCCGCCAACAATTACTTATTTGAGGAAATAAAAATGAGTGCAATTCAAAACGATCCAATTTATTCATTGCCCCATCTTTACATAGACGGCATGAATATCTCAGTTGCTTCAACTACGGTTTTGGCAATCTCACCAGGTCAATGCCGTGATTCTGATGACAATATAGATATGCCAATTGGCTATCCTAATCTTCAAGGAAATACACTTCCAGCAACTTTGTTTGCGGGTTACATTCCAGGTTTACTAATCAACGCCGCTGTTGTTGGAGCGAATGGTATTGATGCTGGCGCTTTAGGCGCAAGTCTTCAATATGCTGTATACGTGATTGGTGACTCAAGAGGATACAATCCTGTTGCAGGGATTATAACTCTTACAAGTAATCCACTGCCATTGCTTCCATTAGGCTATGACTCATACCGACTGCTTGGTTTCATTGAAACTGATGGTTCTAGTCATTTTGTTTATGCAACCCACAAACCACAAAACATGAAAAATTCGCTTGAATATATTAATCAACCGCCTATTTCTGTGTTGTCTGGAGGAAATGCAACAACATTTACTGCGATTGATTTGACAGGTAGTAATGCTGTCCCTACAACTACATTGACAAACATTATTGTGACATTGCAGGTAACCTTTACTCCTGTTGCAGCAAATGATGTGGTTCAATTCAGGCCTACCGGTCAAACAAGCGGTGCCTACTGGACTATTGTTGGAGCGGCTGCGGGTGTTGCTCAAACGCAATACTTGGTAATGATTGCAGGTGTTGGTTCATCTAAACCTGAAATTGATTACTTGGTTACATCTTCAAGTGATGCAGTATCGGTATCAGTGGTAACATGGACAGGCGTATCTAACTCCGCATATCCAGCATTGGTTTAATCTAAAATTATCGGGGGTGAGTTATGGCTTATACAGCACAGGATTTAGTAACTCGCTCCTGGTACCTTTCTGGAATAGTTGCAAGAAATTTGCAGGTTCCCACTGGTGACCAAATTTCTGACGGTCTTCAGATGCTTAATAATCTGCTGGATTTTAAACAGATAGAAATTGATTTAATTCCTTATTGGACGTATGTAGAAATACAGGCTATACCAAACCAAGAATACTATTACCTACCCAATATTGCCGCAATTGAAAGCATGACTTTCAATCTTGGCCCTGTACGTTATCCAATGGAAAGCGTTAGTAGAACCAATTATTTTGGCTCAGCGCGTGTTGATAATATATCTACACTTCCTTTCAGTTGGAACTATAACCGAGGTCATGGCGGTGGAACATTGGCGTTGTACTTCAAGCCAGACCAAAACTATCCAATCAGAATGATGTCCAAGATATTCATGGTAGACGTCAATCTACAGACGGATTTGACTGATGCATTCAATGGAGTGTCTTCAGGTTATGTATCAAGTTTCGCATTAAGTTATGGCGGCAGTGGATATACAACTACGCCTACAGTCACGGTTACGGGTTCCGCTACAGGTGATGACGCGGTCGCCCTTGCTAGTATCAGTAATGGCGTGATAACTGGCATTAGCTTGCAATCATCAGGTAGTAATTATACGGGTGCAGCGACTGTTACTATTAGCCCTCCAAGTCCTGGCGGTACTGCGGCCATTGTTACAGCTAATGTTTCTTCTTACAGATTTATTGAATCTAGTAATCAGGGGTATGATACTTCGTATATTGAGTATTTGCGCTATGCGCTTGCAGGCTATATGTGTTCTGAGTACGGCATAATGTTCAATCCTGAGTCTGCGAAAATATTGCAGAAGTATGAGCGGAAGTTGATGTTTGAGGAGCCGCCTGATTTATCGCTTAAGAAGTTGTCGATATTGCAAGCAGGTGATCAAATAGGATACAATTACGGGGACGTCAACCTGGGACATGGGTGGCGCCCTTAGGTACATTATGTTTTATTTATATACTAAAACGGATGGAGTCCAAAATAAAAGGGTTGCGACTATTTTGATTTTATATTAAACTATCTCTGTTGAATAAAAAAAACGGAGATAAGAATGGGTGAAATAGTCAAGCGATGTAAAATACATGGTGACCTAACAATAGACCAAATTAGAAAAGATGGGTTAAAGTTTCGTTGTAAGCAGTGCAGATTAGAGACTAATGCTAAATATAGGGAGAAAAACCGAGAAGCTTTAGTTGAAAAGAATATGATTTATAAAGCTCAAAATAGAGATATCGTTAATGCTTGGAATAAACAAGACAGAAAAGAAAATCCAGAAAAATATCAGAAATATGAAGCAAATTATATAGCTAAACATGGTCGGGAAAAAATGCGAAAGATGGAAGTTGCGCGCATTCATAAACTTACGATAGATGAATATGACGCAATGTTTATAAGACAAAACCACCTTTGTTTAATATGTAATAAAGAAGAAACAAGGGTAGGAAGAACGGGTGAGATCATGCCATTATGTGTGGATCACTGCCACACTTGCGAAGACAATGGGAATTATGCGATTCGTGGCTTGCTTTGCCATAATTGCAATAAAGGTTTAGGTAATTTTTTAGATGACATTGACCTATTACAAAAAGCTATAGAATACTTAAAGCAGCACAAACATCTAGAAGGCGACTAAATGCGAACATACGGCCAAAACACAAAAACCGTCCCGATTAACGTAGTTGGCAGTTCAATATTTGGCAGATATCCCAAAATTAGTACAGAACGTACAATAAATCTCTTCCAATCAGATACCTTCATGGTTCCATACGCAGGCTATCAAATCGCAGTACCCAACACAGCATTTTACAACAGTACTGGCGGCGTAGGGCGTGGATGCTTCACAAGCACTAAATTAAATCAAATAGTAAACGTCGTTGGTAACTGGGCTTATCTAGTAAACGTTAAATATGACCAATCGAATGAAACCGTAACATACTACAACGCAGTTCCCATTGGACAACTTGAAACATCCCAAGGTATTGTCTATATCACAGAGAATAACAATCCTCAGATTTGCATCACCGATGGCGAGACAATTTACATTTATGATCCTGCGGGTGTGGCAAGCATTCTTCCTGGTAATCCAGTTAAAACTTGGCTAGTAGGTGGCTTAGATTTTGCGCAAAACTTCAATGCAGGTTATGTAACTTTTCATGATTCTCGGTTTATAGTAGCGGCATCTGCGGACGATAAGTATAATCCACCAGCAAACAATACATGGCGTCTATGCGCTCTTAATAACGATGGCACAACTTTTGGTACTTCATGGCCAGCGGACAGCTCACACATTGGCTTGCTTGAAACAAAGCCGGATAACACTCAGGCCGTTGTTAGATTTCCATCAAAAGGAAACATGATACTCGTCATGGGTTCAATCGTAACTGAAGCCTGGTTTGATACTGGCGCACAGTTATTTCCTTATCAACGTAACAATCAGTTCAATATCGATTATGGTTGTGTGTCTCCAGCAACTGTTGCTTACATGGATGAGGTGGTGGCGTGGTTAGGTCAAAACGAAAAGTCAGGGCCTATTATTCTGGTTAGTACTGGCGGTGAGCCAGAGAAAATAACCACAGACGGAATTGATTATCTTTTTGCTCAGTTGCAAAATCCACAGGACTCAGAAGCTTTTCTCTATAGGCAAGATGGTCACTTGTTCTATCACATTAACTTTTACAGTGATAATCTTTCTTTGTTTTATGACATCAATACGAAGAAGTTCTATAACGCATGCGACCAAAACTTTAATTATTTTATTGCTGGAGATGTGGCTTTCTTCGGTAACCAATATTATTTTACGACTAAAAATAATGGAAATTTATTTGCTTTTGATACGATTTTTACAACGTTTCAGGATGTAGATCAGAATTCTCCACCTCAAACACACACTTACGTCATCCCGCGCGTTAGAATTTGCAAGAACATTCGCTCTGCATCCCAAGATTATTTTATTTTGAACGATATTGGTTTCACGATTGAGTCAGGTGAAACGAATTACTATGTCCAACCTGGTGGTGATGTATACCTAATTACCCAAGATAATTTCTTCTTGCTTACACAAGACGGTTATCAACTCACGCTTCAACCAGGAACAGGTGATATAAATACAGTTCCAGCTGTCGATTTATCCTTATCTTATGATGGCGGAGCATCGTTTGGTAACCAATGGCGTTATAACTTACCTGCGATTGGACAAAGACGGAATCGGTTGCTCTGGTGGCAATGTGGCATGTCAAATGACATTGTTCCTCAATTCATGTTCTGGGGAATAGGTCGATTTACTTGTACAGACGGGGAGGCCCACATTAGGGAATAATGACATGACAATAAACAATGTAAAATTACAATCAATATTTCCTGACGTACCGAGAGAAAGCCCAGCCGTTCAAAAAGACATGAACTTCACACCCCTATGGGAATTGTTCTTTGGCGCTCTATCGCAGGCTTTACAAGAGAATTTTAAGAACGAGGGCATTGTATTCCCTCCTCTTTCTGCGGACAACATAGCAAAGATTCAGGCCATTTACACGCCTTTGGTGGGGTCTCCTTTGCCTTTAAACATACCTGATATTTCTGGTCAAACAGTATTCGATGCTACCAATCGAGTACCAAAACAGTTTATCATAAGTTATGACGGTGCCACGCCTCCGAATATCACTTCGGCTAGATGGTGGACATTCACTTTAACGTAAGGATGATGTTATGAGCTGGTTCTCGAACTTTATAAATGGTAAGAATCCTGCGAATGCGGGTAATAAATATATTAGCCAAATACCAAGTCAAACCCAGGGTCATTATCAGCCATGGGAAGATGCGGGCAAGAATATGCTGCCTCAACTTCAAGATCAATATGGTCAGTTGATGAATGACCCTGGCGGAAAATATAACCAAATCGGTGAATCTTTTCATCAGTCTCCTGGCTTCAAATTTGCTATGGAGCAAGCTTTAAATGCCACAGGTAATAACGCTGCTGCAGGTGGGATGGCTGGAAGTCCTGCTCATATGCAAGGAAATCAGGAGATGGCTACTAATTTGGCGAATCAAGATTATTATAATTATATGGGCGGTGCGACCGATTTGTATAAGCAGGGTCTTAATGGTGGACAAACAATGTCTAACCAAGGCCAACAGGCTGGTCAGTCTCAAGCAGACATGATAGCTCAGACTTTAGCACAGCAAGGAAATATGGCGTTTAATGAGCAGCAACAAAAAAATCAAAACAGAAGCGACATGTTTGGAAATATTGCTCAAGGATTTGGCGGCCTTGGATCGTTTATTCCATATGGTCAAGACAAGAATTTAGGTCAAATGGCTTGGGATAAAATTTTTAGTCACTAGGAAAATACTATGGCATTCACATTCACTAATTATGCGGGCATTAAACCACAACGTTCACCTATGCATGATTTGCTTAGTCAAATTCTAGGCGGCTATAAGCAAGGGACTGAAGCGCAATTTTTACAGCCGAATGCGAAAGAGGATCTGTTGAAGAAGCAACAATTCAATCAAATGTATATACCTGATATTCAGAGTCAGAT